AGAAAACCCAAATGGTAATCATCTCCAGCGCTCATAAGAACTTGAAAATAATTACCAGGATCAATTACAGCTTGCACAGAAGCAGTAGGAATTCCTTCAAAATCCATATTTTGTAAGGTCCAACCAGCATGTGTACCATAAACACTATAAGTCTGAGACAGGAGGTCTGGTGTATAAAGCCAAAAACGCCTATCGTAAAAAGGTATGGTGGCCTCTGCTACGATTTGGGGAGCATTAATAGGTTTAAACATCATTCCAGCACCTAATCTAGATGAAACAGAAGTTCCATCTATCATGGTACCTGCTGCAACAGAATCATCAGTAGCATCAAAGTAAACTTGCCGAGAAGGATTTGGTCTTACATTCATATTATTTATCGTGAATTCCGCTGCTTCATTTGCTGGGCGGCCGGGTTCGTATACGTTAATTACCGTTACTACGAAAAAACCAGCCACACATGCAAAAATGTGCGGATAGTAAGAAAGAGGGGTTCCTCGAAGGTTAGAGTTTTGGTCATAAAAGCGATACGCTTTATCATCAGACCCACGCATAAATACTTGGGCATCAGACATAGCGTGGTTAACTTGCCAAGGGCATAGATCAAAGGCAGATACATAAGTTCCAACAAAAGTTTGATTTTTGGCAGAACTAGGTACAGTACACCTTTGCACTAATTGCTTACGAGTTAGTTGTTGTTTTATGTGAACAAAACTCTCGCCCATTTGGGCTTGGGGTTGCACGTAGAATGTTTTCTTAATGTCAAAGGCATTATCAGACGAACTTCTAATGTCTTCTTGGGTAAAAACATGCATTCTCACCTTATTAGGGTGTCGTTGTTTTACGTGCATTACAACTTTGGAGGTGGTGGGGTGCAATTCTCCTTCATCAGCCACTAAACCACTTGGGGGATCGGTACGAACAATCGTTCCAGCATTGAAAGGTCCAACACACATATTATCTGTGATGGCACGATCAATTTGGTAGTCAGGTCCAGCCGAAATCCAAAAGATTAAGTAAGCATCAGGAACTTCAGATTGCGAGTGGGTTAGGCGGTTAATAACTTCCAGTTGAAGTAAACCATTACATAGCTTTGAATAAAAATTCACTAAACCAGGATCTTTGTTGGGGGCGCCACCGGTGCCAGGGTTCGTACTTATAGCATTTAAATAAAAC